CCGAGAAAGATACTCGTCGGTCAGTGCTGCTTCTTTGGTACATCAATGCAGGTAAGCTTGAGAAGAAAGTAAGACGTAAGCAAACTGAAGCAGACTAAAAGATACACACAGAAGAGGCCGCACTAAGCGGCCTTTCTTTTTACTTTTTTATACCGTGGTTTCTTATGCTACGCTCTGCCCACATCTGCACCTCTATTAAGTTCTTCAGTGCTTCTCTCTTTTCATCTGTGTTATGCAGATTGTCAACAAGGTACTGCTCTATGTTTGATATGCCTTCTTGTAGTCCCTCCCTAAACTGTCTTTGTCTCCCAGAGATAAACGTTTCTGCTTCTTTCTCTAGCTTCATATGCCTTCCTTCATGAATACCTTTACCCATTGTGCACAGATGTCGCTACGTATAATGTCATCCACATCAAACTCCACAACAGGTACTGGTAACATATATTTCTTTGCCAAGTGAATTACTTTAGACAGACCGTCTGCTTCCTTTAAGTCTGACTGCTGTACATCACCATTGAGTACTATTGTACTACCTTCACCGACACGAGTCAACAACATCTTAAGCTCATGAGTAGTAATATTTTGTGTTTCATCTACAATGATAAATGCATTCTCAAAGCTACGTCCACGCATCAAAGCTAAGGGAGCCATCTCTACATTGTTATTCTTTATAGCTGTCTCTAGTGTACCTTTACCCCAGTGTTTCTCTAATACGTCAAGCACAGGTAGCGCCCAAGGATAAACTTTTTCTTCTAAGCTACCTGGTAGAAACCCTATGTCCTTACCTACAGCTACGTGTGGGCGTGTAACAACAATCTTGTCTATCTCCTTTAGGGTATACAAGTCTGCTGCATATGTGGCTGTAACATAAGTCTTACCCGTACCCGCTGGGCCAAGCACAAAGACTTGGTTGTACATCTTAAGGTGGTCTAAGAACTCTTTCTGTTTGGCTGTCTTAGGTACGAGGCCAGATGTGCTTTTGTTTGATGCCCCTTTGTAGTTAGTTTTTCGGCGTGACCTTGATGGTTTTGTAGGTGGTTCAAGTGCGTTCATGATATTTCTCTAAATACTTTACTGCTTTTTTTACTCCCTCTATATTGTCTCCTAAATGACCAATAGCAAAGTTACAAGGTTCGCAGAGCCAGCCTCTATAGTTTTTTGTGTCGTGACAATGGTCAACAACTAAAGATTTATGGTGCGTACCTCCACAGCAGTGGCAGATATTTTTGTTTTCTTCTGCGTATTCTTTCCTTAAGGTATTTCTTATTTTTGTTTCTTCATTTACGCACTGCTTACACCTAGTGTCTATTCTGTCTTTATTAGTTCTCATTGACCCAAAGGAATCTATATGCTTTTTCTTGTTGCATATTTTACATGTCTTAGATTCTCCAGGTTTAATGTTATAGTACGTTTCTATTAACTCTAATTGCATTACACCTCCGTAGGTACTGCTGCACAAAACGCTATAGCATATGCGCTGGGCGTAGGCTTGGTAGCCATAAGCTCTTCAAGGACAATGTCTTTTACTGTTTTACATTCCTCTAAACTAGGAAGCAGGATAGGAGATGTTTCTATCTTATAAGACTGTCCCATAAAAAGTATGGCTACCAAAACATACATTATTCAGTACCGACTACATATGTTTGATACAACTCTGTACTTTTGTCATAGGCAGCTATCGCTGTTGGTTCTACCACTTCAGTGAGCACACCAAATGTAATACCCCCTACGACAAGCGCTTGTGTAAATCCAGTTAGAATTGTTATAATCATGTTATTCTCCTTTTATATGTTGTTGTAGTTCTTGATAACCACCAATGTAGTTACCTTTTATGTCCCATATTTGTGGTACTGTTTTTATACCTGCTTTTTTAAACAAGTCAAGTACCCACAGGGAATCATTTAGGGAGTAGTAATTAAACGTACACCCATTATCTCTCATAAGGCCAACTGCTTTGCTGCAATACATGCAGTCAGCCCTACCTATTATTATATACTGTCTCATACTAAGTCTACTATCTCACAGCTATCACCAGAGCAAGCCATAGTCTGCATCGCTACAGTATTATCTTCTTGTTCATACTCCGAAAGCTTAGACCAATCAATTCTTTTTGGCATAAGACTTAGGAGATACTCGTAGTCAGACTTACCACAGTCTTGATAGGGTGCTTGCTGATAAGAGTGATCAGTGTGTGGCAAGAACGAGACACCAGACATTTCATCGAAGTGTTCGTACACAAATGCACCTACACCCATCCACTCAGAGTCACGTACTGATATTGTTACGCTAGGTTTATGTTCACACCAGTGCCGCTGATAGGTAAGCCACATCTCAAGTTGTTCAATGGCTGTCATATCGTTACGTGTAACTGCACCATTAGGTGATTTAACAGGGAAGCTAAACACTGTAGTCGTGTCACCCTTGAACACACACGGTTCGTTAGGGATACCTTGGTCAATCATAAATTTAGTTAAGGGATCTTTATTATCGCCACGTACAGTACGGATATAATATGGAGAGTGACGAGCATGAATGCCACTTGCAGAGTCAACCAACTGCGAGACTGTTCCCGATGGTTTAACGCAGCTAATCGCAGCAGAGGGCGGTATGTCAAGACGGCTAGCAAGTTCAGCATTAGTAGAAATGGCGACATTCTTTAGGTGCTCCAGTGTTTTATCTAAGCCTTGGTTCTTGTGTGTCATAAGGCGGTTATCCATGATACCTGTTAGCGACACTCCCAACAGTCTTTCCTCTTCAGTATTATTCTGCCACACTTTCCGCAGATAGGGGAACTTAGTGTATGAGGATTGTATAGTTCCCAGTATTGTTGCCATACGGACTTTTCGCTCAAGATCTTCGACAGTATCTGTAGCCCTGACCACAACTTCTGTAAGATTGCAGAACTGATACGGGCGCAAGATGATTTCACTGCACGGGTTAGTCCCAAAGTCATAGTTAGGATCTCGCCTATCATTTTTTGCAGCTTGCTTCTTAGATGCTTCACGATTAAATATACCTCTTTCACCTGACTTACTTTCAACTAAGGCAAGCCACTCACGCATAAACGTTTCCATATCAGGCTTCTCAGTGTAGCTTACAGAGTTATTAGCTAACGCACGATGCGCTGCAGTTTCCCACCACTGTCCTGACTTAGCGTGACGCATACGATCATCACTAAGATTAGACAAACTAATCATAGCGCTACGTCTAACACCACCTACAACAACGATCTGACCGATGAAGCACATGAGGTCATGGCACTCTATGCTAGACAGCTTGCGCCCTTGTGCATTCTTGAATGTAGAGACTGCAAAGTTAAACAGTTCAACCAAAGGCGCTGGGCCTGATGCTCTACCGCCAAACGTTTTTAGTCTTGCACCTGCAGGACGTACCTTTGAGACATCCCATTGTGGAATCTCACCAGCCCATAGGAGTGCCAAAAGTTGTCTGAACGCCTTAGCCCATCCCTCCTTGCTGTCCTTCACAACGATAGTGGTATCGCTCTGGAAGAGAGTAGGGACTTCAGGGAGCTTACTGATGTATTGCCTCTCAACACTGAAGCCAACACCAGTACCACAGAGAAGGATGAACATAGCCTCATCGAAGGACTTAGGGTCATCTACGGGTAAGTAGCTACAGTTATATCCTGCTGTATTGTCGCGCTCTAGTGCTGGGCCAGCAGTCATCATAGCTCTCATGGAAGGCATCACCTCAAGGTTTAGAATGGCGTCACGTATGCTGTTGACATATGTGTCGTCGCCTAACTTAGGGCGTACTACATTGTCCATGTAGCGCTCTACTGTATCGCTCCAAGACTCACGCCCTGTACCATCGAAGTACTTTGCGTAGCGAGACTTGTGTATGAAAGACTGATAATCTGTCGGTAAATAGTTACTCATCTTTTATCTCCATTCCCCCTTAAGGTTCCTCTTTCTTTACGGTCTTTTAGTTTGGCTAGATTGTTTCTAGCTATGTCAGATAGATCCACATTCAAGTCACGGCACAGCGCTGCAATATACCAGAGACAATCTCCTATCTCGTCTGCTATTGCTTCACGATCAAAGTTACCGTCACGTAAGATCTTCTTTACTTTGTTTGCTACCTCACCAGCTTCCGCAGCTAAGCCCAGCGCTGGGTATAGCACTTGATGTTCTGTCTTGTAGATAGCAGTAGATGCAGCCATGTCTTGATACTCATTCATCAAGTAGTCTACATCATTGAAGCGCTTGAACGCATCTATATCATCTTGGCTTATCATGTCTTCTCTTTCACAGTTAAGTTGTGTATTTTAACATCGTCTATGTCGTATATGATATGACGTATAACTTCCTGTACGTCATCCTCATGTGTATCAGAACACAAGGACAAGATAGTGTTGTCCTCTTCTAATGTAATATAAAAGGATACGTAAAACTTTTTCACTTGTGCTTCTCCACCCAGCGCTTACGCATACGTTTAAGATACCAGATAGCCTTATCTATATCTTCCAAGCCATTCTTGTACTCGCATCGCCACATGTATTTTAATACGTTAGCTGCTTGCGGTGCTAGATAGCCTGACATATTCTCTGTCATAGCTTCAATAGCATCTATACATTCTATACCTGCTTGGTTATAGTGCATAGGCTTGTTCACAGGGTCTATGTCTCCAGTTATTTTAGGTTCTATTTTCATGCGTTACCTTCTGTCTTGCTCCACTTGCTCAATGTATATACATTACCATTGCGTATAACTTCAAGCTCTTCTCCATCATCATCATCTTTTTCTTCTTGCGGGTCAAAGCCTAGTAGATAGTTACGATGTTCTTCAACTAAGTCATATAGATCAGGATTATCAGAAGCTATATCAAGAAAGGCTGACATCATGGTAGCTATGTTTATTACCTGTGCCATCACTACTATAGGTACTGGGCTGTCCTTAGACGAAACTAAATTAATAGCTACGTCACCACTCCAATCTTCTTCGTAGTCCCTTGGGCGTATAATAATAGCAACCTCATCATCTTGTAGTTCATAACCCATCATGTTTTCCTTTTTGTTTTAACGTATATACGTTTAGCTTTTATTTCTTCGCCGTGTTCTTTCAGCCAGGGTTCAGGTATTACACGGTGCGCCCACAGAAAGCCATACTTGTCACACCAATCACAGTACCTAGACTTAGCACCTTTGTAAAGCTTAGAGTTTGCATTACTAAACACAAACCTAATGTCTAACTCAGGGTGCTGCCTTTGTATAGCTATGTGCTTGCGTCTGTCTTCTGGTAAGAACCTGCCTTTAGTTTCAATGATGATTCCATTCATTAAAATTATATCAGGCGTGTAGGTTCTATATTTTAAGTCTTCCCATTCTATCTTTAAGTTCTCGTAT